AATGTGACTATATTGACTGATAAGTTATCAGGTGAAGGTAATATTTCAGAAGAAGAAGGAGAAGAGGAAGATTTTGATGATTTTTAATATATTTAATAGTAAATAAAACAAAATGGCTAATATTAACGAAGATAGATTAAAAAAATTTAAAGATATGGGAATTCCACTTCCAATGTCTCCTGTTGACCCAGCTACAGTTCAACTTCCGGTTAGAAATACTGAATTTGCAAGAAAGCTTATGGAAATAAAAAATGGTAAAAAGAAAGAAGAAATAAATACTTTTATCGAAAAAGAAAAAGCTCAAAATGGATTTATTCCACTTGAACTTCCTGTTAAGAAAAATATTCCAGGCCAACCTCAACAAAAACAAATAGCAGAAAGTATAGCAAAACCATCAGTTTCAGGTCCAAGTTTTGATGCTTATGAAAAAGCATTATATGGAGATAACACCCCATCAAGCGATACATTTGAAAGAGCTTCTTCTCCTACAAGAAGTTATTCATCTGATGTGGAATCAGAAAATAATGGTACAGATTTTTTCACGGACATCAAAAATAGACTTGCAGAAAAGCAAAATAAAGCTAAACAAGGAAATGGACAAGTTCTTTTAAATGAAAATCAAACTAATAGGACTCAAAATGTTCCAGAAGGATATAAGCTTATAAATGAAGTTGAATTAAAAAGAACAATAACTGAAATTTCTTCTAATCTTATGAAAAAATTTATGAGTGAATTATTAGTTTCCGTTCCAAGTCTTATAAAGGAAAATGAAAAAGTAAAAAAAGCAGAAATGGTAAGAGAAGACATTGCTAAAATTGATGGCAAATTTTTTAAATTAACGCCGGTAACAATGAAGAAAAAATGAAAAAAGCCATAGAACATAAAGTTCAGGCGCAAATAAAGTCCGAAGCTCCTGAGATAATTTTAGAAGTAATATATCAAGACGATTTTACTAATGACCATTATATTTTGAAGGGTTCCGGACTTAGCGATAAAGGTTCTAAATCAATTAATTTTAATATATCAAAAAACGGAAAAGAGTTTCCCTCTCTGGAAATGAAAGAAAGAAATGTTGAAACTTTCCTGAATGAATTTTTAAATACTACTAAAGACGCCGATTTTAATTCTGAATTTAAGTCTAAAATATACGAACAATCCACAAAAGAAATTAAGGATTTTTTTGAGTTTTTTGATGACTCTATAATACTACGTGGATTAACTCTTGAAGGGGAGCGCTTAAGAATGAGAAAACTGTCAGGGATTTTAAAAGAATAATTTATCGCTATTTATTTCTGATGAACCTATCGAAACTAAAAATCATTATAAAAGAAGAAGTTAAAAAAACTTTAGACTCTCCTACTCTTAAATTTTATAGTCATGAAGACCAAGGATATGATAGGGTTTCTTTATCATCAAAAATGGATATAATTGGACAAATAATGTTGTTTTATAAAATTTATAAAGAATTTCATTTTGACCGATTGGCAATTTCTTACTTTAAAAATAAAAAATTATGTATAGTATCTGATGTTAGTGTTGGTAAAGAATTTAGAGGAAAAGGTTATAGTAAATTACTTTTAAAAGAAGCGATTAAACAAATGAAAAAGAAAAATATAGATATTGCTATTTTAGGAGTTTATGAAGGAAATTCAGTAGCAATAAGAATTTATGAAAAATTTGGTTTTAAAGAATATCATAAAAGAAAAGGGGAAATTTATATGTATTTGGAATTATAATATATTAAGAATTAAATAAGAATCAAAGAATTTTAGCCTATTTATTACAAAATAAGCATATGGCTAATTTACCAGTAAAAAAAGGAGATAGAAACGAAACTGTATCTGAAGTACAAAAACTACTTTCATTAAATGGTTATGACTTAATAATAGATGGAGATTTTGGCTCAAGAACCGAATTGGGTGTTATTGATTTTCAATCTCACAATAATCTTAAAGCCGATGGAATAGTTGGACAAATTACTTATAATTTATTAAAGTCTAAATCAGAACTCACTGGCAATCCATCACTTTCTCCATTAAAAGTTCAACCACCTGTTAATTATGGCGATTTAGTAGTAAATAAAAGCATAAGACAACCTGATGCTCAATACATTAAAAAAGAAACTTCTAAAACGCAAATATTTCTGCATTTTACAGCTGGTGGTCCAATTGCGAAAAATGTAATTGGAGGATGGAATGCTGATGAAACAACTGTATCAACAGCATTTGTTATAGATAGAAATACAGGTGAAGTTTATGAATGTTTTGACCCCAAATATTATAGTTATCACTTAGGTCTTAAAGGTACCAACGGAAGATTAGATAGAACTTCTATAGGAATAGAAATCTGTTCTTGGGGTCCATTAACTTTTAAAGACGGAAAATACTATAATTATGTAAATAAAGAAGTCCCAGAAGCGAATGTTCTAAAATTAGATAAACCATTTAGGGGTTATAGTTTTTTTGAAAACTTCACAGATACTCAGATATCTAATGTTGAAAAATTATTAAGAGTTTTAATAAAAACTTATAAAATAAAGGTTCAAACTTCTTTTGATTATAATTGGTTTGAATATAATCAAGCAGTAATTGATAATACATTGCCTGGAATTTTTACTCATTGTAATGTGAGACTTGATAAATCTGATATTTTTCCTAATAAAAATATTATAAACATACTTAATAAGCTTTCAAAAGAATTTAATGGATAATCTTTGTTATATATACACTTTGACTGACCCCAATACTCAACAAGTGAGATATGTTGGAAAAACAATTAATCCAAAGGTTAGGTTTCGCTCTCACAAAAAAGACAAAAAAGGAAGAAGTTATAGAGTTAATTGGATTAAATCATTGCGGAAACAGAAATTATTTCCAATTTTCGAAATATTAGATATTGTAGATAATAATGATTGGGAATTTTGGGAGCAATATTGGATTTGCCAATTTAAAGTATGGGGTTTTAAACTTGTTAATGCAAATGCGAAAGGAACAGGGGCTATAAATTTTAAACACTCCGAAGAAACAAAAAAGAGAATATCAATTTCAAGTACAAACAGGAAACATTCTGAGGAAACAAAAAAATTAATGTCAGATAATAAAAAAGGAATTATTTTTTCAGATTCTCATATTGAAAATTTAAGAGAATCTCATCTTGGTCAGAAAAATGAAAATTTTTTTAAAGGGATAATACAGATTAATATAAAAACTGGAGAAATAATACAAAAATTCAAATCACTAACAGAGGCTGAATATATAACAGGAATAAATAACTCATCATTAAGTAGGTGTTGTAAAAAAAATGGAAAAAGTGCCGGAGGTTTTTATTGGTGTTATGAATGTGAAATTAAAAATTTTATTTTTGAGCCATATAAAAGAATTGGAAATATTCCAAAAAATACCAAGAAAATAAATCAATTGGATAAAAATGGTGTTTTTATAAATTGTTTTAGAAGTATAAAAAACGCTTTTGAAACATTAAATGTTTCAAGAAAACAAATATCAAAATGTTTAAAAAATAATAAATATACTGCTGGTGGATTTAAATGGGAATATTCTAAATTATAATATATAATGAATACAAAAACACAAATAATATTAGAAACAGAAATGACCAAGACTGAAATAAAAGACTTGATTAAAGACGTTTTAGATACAGAATTAAAAAGTAGAATAAAAGATGGAAAAATCACTGATGAAGAAAAAGTCAAAACCATTATAAAAGATTTATTAAAAAAACATTATAAAACCCTTTGGTTAAAGGCTAATTATTTTATTGAAGAATTATAAAATGACAAAGAAAGAATTATTAAAGTTAATTGAAGCAGAAGTTACAAAAGTAGCTAACGAGACTATTCGAGAGCCTGAAAAACAACTTCCAATGAATCCGCTTAAACAAGTATTTAATCCAGCACTTAAAGATGAGGGCGAGATAGATGAATATTTATTTAGAGCCGGCATGAAAGCTTAACAAAAAAAATTAAAATGGAACCAGAAAACACAATACCAAAAGAAACGCAAGCACCAAAGATAACAAAGGCAGAAGTTATAAAATGGGAAAATGATTTTAGAGAAAAAGTTAGTCCTCTTGTTAAATTTGACAAACAGGATAATGGATATTCTATGAAATTTTACAATGGAGAAAGCGGAGTTGATTCCTTGTGGTCAGGAACAATTATTTTAAAATCTGACAATTATCTTAAATGGAGTTTCTCTGTGACGAATGGAGTTTTCGTTGAGTCTAAAATGAGTCTTGATGAAAATAATTATAAAATTCCAGCTAATCTATATGACTTTTTCAAATCATGGCAGGGAGAAGTTGCTAAATCAATAACTGAACCAAAAGAAGGTGGAGATACGCTTTCTCAACCAGAGCAAACACCTGATTTAGCCGGACCAGAATCTAACAATACACCAGAAGCTCCAGTTCAAGGTCCGCCACCTATGTCAGAAGGACTTCTTGTCGGAAATAGTAATAATAGCAAAAACAAAGCTTCAAGAATTAATACAAGTAGAAAAGATACCATAATGAATAGCGGAGAAAGAATGAGAAGATTGGCCGGATTGTAAAAATAAAGCTTTTAACAACAAAAACCCTCTCAACGATAAATTGAGAGGGTTTTTAATTCTTTAACTGTGGTTAGTTAATTTTTAATTACTTTCCAAGATTGTAGCGGATTTGATTCATAATTTAATGCTTGTCTTAAGATTATAAATTTAAACTTTTTACCATTAGCAAGAGTATCATTTCCTTGAATTTTTACATAATCCCCATCTTTAAGTTTTTTACTCTCAGAAGCATCAACCACACGAAATAAATCGTCCAATTGCCTTTGTACTTTGATTGTTACATCCTGAAAGTTGAAAATAACTGTTTCTCCGGGCTTAGCATCAAAAATGCTTTCTTGTTTTTCTTCTTTTTTTCCAGCTTCACTCGGTGCTGGAGTGCTTGGAGGTGGAGTGCTTGGTGTTGGAGTGGATACAGCAGCATTAAGTTCGCCTGCTGTGTTTTGGCCGGAACCATCAAGCTCATTTAAGCTTTTTAATATCTTATTTTTTTTGCTTTCTAAAGCAAGTTTCTTATTTTGTTTTAAAACCTCTTCCTGAATTAAGGAATCGAGTTCACTTCTTTTTATTTCTAATGACATGTTAATATGGTTTTATTCTTATAAATATCTAATAATTTATTAAACGAACATTGCATTTTACATTAAAAACAGTTTTATTTGCATTTACGGTTATTTATAATATAAAATGGAAACAAAACAACATAAACAATTACAGGTTCCAGCAGATTCTGCTTGGAATAGAAAGTCAATAAAAAGATATTTACCTATTTGGTTAAATCAATTTATTGAAGGAATTAAATCTATTATTACTTGGATTCCGATTATTTATAAAGATAAAAATTGGGATGACCACTATATTTTTGAAATAATCAAATTTAAGCTATTACAGCAACGCAAATATCTTGTTGAGGCAAATAGACATACAGGAGTAGAAGCTCTTAATAAAGACATTACATTATGCCTTAATTTGATAGAAAAAGTTCAAGAAGAATATTATAGTATGGAATATATGGATTATTGTAAAGATGATTTTAATTGGATTCAATCTGAGGAACATGCAGATTGTCATGAGTTGGATATTATCCCTGTATGGGAAAAATTTGATGATTATTTTGGAAAACACAAAGCAAGTGTAAAAAAAGTTCTTAAACAAGATAGAAATTTAACATCAAGCAAAAAAAAGTTAGCAATGATGTTAGCTGATTTTAATCAAAAAAGATGTCAAGAATTGTTGTTTAAAGTATTGAACGAAAGAATAAATCATTGGTGGGATTAAAAAGTATATGTCAATAGAAATAAAAAAATTAAGAACAAATTTTGAAGTAAGGTTTAATTTTATTAAGCCTTATTTTCATTTTAATAAATCGTTGTCTGAGTTTATTAAGTCCTTGCCTAAAGACCAACAACAAACCAAAATGGATTCTGTTAGGAAAGAAGACGGAACAATATTCAATGATTGGTATCGCGTAGTTAATGAAGCTGCTTTGGCTAAAATTATTGATTTTATTAAGTCTAATAATTTGAAGTTCAAGTTTACGAATATGGAGCCGGAAGATGTTGAAAAGTTGAAGAAGGAATTTGAATTGAGACTAAAAACAAAAAAAGAAGCACTTCAGGCCAAATACGAAACAATAGACACTTCTGTTATTGATTGGGGCTTTATGAAAATAGAACCGTATGAATATCAAAAACAAGCAGCTATTTTCTGTGATAAAAGTAGAGGATTGGCCATAATCGGTGATGAACCAGGAACCGGTAAAAGTTTAGAGAGTATTTTGTATGGTATAATGACAAAAAAAGACAAAAAAATTTTAGCAATTATGCCGGCCAGTCTTAAATTAAATTTTAGAAATGAAGTTTTAAAGTTTTCTAATGAAAAAGCCTTTGTGTATAAATGGAAACCAAGAAGAAAATCAAATGAAGTAGTATATACAAAAGAAGAAAGTTTATTTCATATTATTAATTATGAAAGTCTTGAGAGTTTTATAAGATATAATTTTTCTCACAAATGCACAACGCCAAAATGTGGATTTATTGAAATTAATGATAGGAAAAAATACAAAGAATGTCCAAACTGTAAAAGACAAAAATCGATAAAAACTAAGGCTGATGCTTTGGAATTTATTAAAAAAGACGACGTTGAACTAAGGGTAGAGGATTATGATTTAATAATATTTGATGAAGCACATTATTTAAAAAACATGGATAGTGCTCGTTCCAAAATTTCAAGAAAGGCTTTTAAAAGCATTAAAAGGAAGATTCTCATGTCGGGAACCGCTATTTTAAATAGGAGCTACGAACTATTTCCTCTATTAAATATGATAGCTCCAGATGAATTTAAAAATCAGCATCATTTTGGTGTTAGATATTGTAATGGTCACGAAAATGAATATGGATATTGGGATTTTAGTGGAAATTCTAATTTAGAAGAATTAAGCGAAAGAATATCTCCATATTTTATAAGAAGAAAAAAAGAAGACATCCTTAAGCATTTACCTCCAAAAACTTTTACCGACATTCCTATTGAACTTTCTTTGGAACAGTGGCGAGAATATAAAAAAGCTGAAAAAGGTGTTGTTGATGAAATTACAGAAGTAGAAACCGAATTGGGATACTTAGCTAAAGCCCAAAAACTAAAACAAATAACTTGCTCCATAAAGACAAAACAAGCCATTGAGATAATTGAAAATTATATTGAAAATGGTGAAAAAATTGTTGTATTTGCAGAATTTTTAAAAAACATTGACGAATTACATCAATACTTTGGTAATAAATCGGTGGTTTTTACCGGTAAGAAATCAATGGATGAAAAGAATGAAGCAGTTCAAAAATTCATGGATAAAGATAGTGAAGTTATGGTGTTTCTTGGAAGTTTAGGCGCCGCCTCGGTTGGGATAACACTCACTATAGCAAATACTGCTATTGTGATTTCTCAGTCATTCAGTCCAAGCATTAATACGCAAGCTCATGACAGAATTCATAGAGCAACAACAATTGGCAATGTACAAATTATCACACTATACTGCTGCGAAACTATTGATGAAGATATAATGAATTTATTGAAAGAAAAAGAAAAAGTTATTTCCAAAGTTTTAGATGGTGAAGAAACGTTTACGCAATCAAATAAAGTAGAAAGTACCGTATTTAAAGATTTGATAAAGATATTTTTAAATAAAAAAAGTTAATTGGAAACATTTTATTAACTTTATCGTTTAATTAAGTAAAAAATATTCATGACCGAAACTCTCAAAAAAATAACACCGGACCAAATAGAAATATTAAAACAATTTTCCACTGAAGAAGATATTGAAAAATTCTTCCTGAGATTAAATTGTAATTTTGGTGATGGTGAAATTTTATCTTTTGAACAAATACAATCATTTTTCACTCAAGGTATGAATGAACCTTCTGTGTCTGGTAAAGATTATTTGACGATATATGTAGACACAGTTCGCATGTTAAAGATTTATGGTAGAGACGAAAATGAAATTTTAAATCTCAATAAATATTCTGTTGAAATTCTTCATAATAAACTTGTATCCGAGTTTAAAACCGATGGAAGTTTAGATAAAAAACTCGCTGAAGAGTTTAAAAAAGCAGTAGCTCCATTCGTTAAATTATCAGGTGCATATGGAGATATTAGAATAGAGTTGATTGCAACTATTGACGAATTAAATCATGAAGGCTCAACAATGAATCATTGCATTGCTTCATATTATAATTATGTAATTGAAAAACATTATATAGGTTTTCGTGTTTTTAATGACAAAACAAATGAAAGACTTACATTGGGATGTGTTAGAAGACAAGAGTCTGAGAAACATCAGTTATATTTCAATCAATTAAAGGCATATGGAAACCATCCTGCCCAAAAAGACAGTTGTTTGTCAATTATAAAATTCTGTGCCCAAAATGGAATAATACTTCACGAATCAGAAGTTTCTGATTTATTGCCAGCTTTTCAGTAAAAATTCACAACATTTTATTAATAATTTGTTTTGAAATAAAATTCACATATATTTACAATTGACACGTATGTTAAGTTGGTGTAAATAATATGGAAGATAAAAATTGTGTAATATGTAATGCTAAATTTGTAGGAACAAAAGTTCAGCAAATTTGTTCTAAGGAATGTAGAAGAATACTTTCTAATAAGATAGCATCAGAAAACTACAAGCAAAGACATGAAGATAAAGAGTGTAAGTATTGTTTAAACAAATTTACAGGAACAAAACATCAAGTTTTGTGTGAGAAATGTAAAGGTACCAAACATAACAATTATAAAACTGTAGAAAAAAAAATAAAATGTCCACAGTGTAACAAAATTTATGCTACTGTAAAAAGAAATGCAACAAAAACAAAATCCAGAATAATATTAGGAAAAAAATGTGAAAAATGTAAGAAAAAAAATAAAAAGAAAATAGTGGATTTAATGAAATCTGACAATAATCCATCTATAAAAAAATATGGAAGAACTGTTAAAAAGAAAAGATTAACTAAAAAACAAGTATCAAAATTAAATTCAGACAGAATGAAGGGTAATAAAAATCCAATGAAAAATGAAGAAACAAAAGAAAAAGTTTCAAAATCACTAATTGAAGGCTATACGTCTGGAAGAATAAAGAAAGTAACCGGAGAAAAACATTGGTTTTGGAAAGGAAATAGAGAAAGAAATCAAGTTATACGAACAAGATTATATCCAGTATGGGTAAAACCAATATTGATAAGAGATGATTTTACATGTCAATTTTGTTTTGTTAAAAATAGAGAATTGGAAGTGCATCATAAAAGTAAATCATTTAATGATATAGTTTTAGGTATATTAAGTGGAAGGAAAATAGCAGAATTAAATAATGAGGAATTTGAAAATTTAATTATATTAGTAATAAAAGAACATGAAAATATTGATGGAATAACTTGTTGTGTTAATTGTCATAAAAAAATAGACCCACAAAGACATTAAAGAATAATTTGCAACTTTTTAAATATGAGCAGAACTAAAAAAATAAACAAAAAAATAAAAAACTGGATAAAACAAAGGAAAATGAAACCTTATTGTTTAACCGGAGATAAACGTAATACTCCGGCTTTTATAGACCATAATACTTCTTATGAAAATTATGATAATATAGGAGATGCTAAAAGAGAAAGAGCAGATATTAAAACTGAAAAAAAGGTTGAAAAACACAGAACCAGGCAACAAGCTAAATTAAAAATTAAGAAAGAATTAGAATAATATGGAAATCGCCGGTAAAAAAGAATTCTCAAATGGAGCCGTGTATTGTTTAAAGTTAAAAGATGGAATGTTGATAGAAACCACTGATACATTTCTTCCATTTTACACAAAAAACGCAATAGGTAAACACCAAAATTTTTTAAAAGATGAAAATTTAGGAAGTCGAAAAGAGCGCTATATGATTGGTGTAAGCGTAATGTCAGGATGTCCTATTCGTTGTAAATTTTGTGCAACTGGACAAATGAAAAAATGGAGAAATTTAACAGCTCAGGAAATAGTTGAACAAGTAATGTTTGTCATTGAAAAAAATAAAGATATTGATCCATCTAAAAGCCAGGAGTTTAAAATTAATTATACCAGAATGGGTGATTTCGGACTTAATGTTGAAAATGTTAAAGAAGCAATTCGTAGAATTACAAGTTTGTATTCAAATACCCATCATTATGTTTCTACAATTGGAATTAAAGATGCTGATTTTAGTTGGATAAAAGATAATATCACTCTTCAAGTATCTTTGCATTCACTGGAAGATGAAAAAAGAAATTGGCTAATTCCATACAAAAAGAAAATGACAATTTCAGAACTTGGAAAAATAAAAACTTTCAGCAACTTAAAAACTACTTTAAACATGACTTTAGTTGATGAAAGTGATTTTAATATTGATAAATTAAAAGAAAATTTTGATAAGGACAATTTTTTCATTAAATTAAGTCCTATAAATCCAAATGAAGTTTCTAATAATAACCATCTTGGAGAAGGAGTTATTGAAGGTGTAAATTTAAAATAAAAACAACATGGCAAAAAAAGACGAAATAGCATTTTTGGAAGAATATTATAAATTTTTTTCTAAAACTCACCCAAACGATATGGAAACTTTTGTTGAAGCAGCAGAAAAAACACTTGTTGATACTGGGCAAATTTCAGAAGCAGTTTTGAAAGAATTCAAATTAAAGTGTAAAACACAAATTGAATTAGATAAAAAATGTTTAGAGTTGGAAAAATTAAAAAAAGAAATTGAAGACTTAAAGAGAAAATCTTCTTCTAATTCTTCTGATGTAGATCCGTGTGGTAGAGGAGGTAAAACAAGTAATTTTAGCCACTGTTAAAAATGCAAACAACTATTTTTGGGAAAACTATAGATTTAAAATCTCATAACTGTTCATTAAATGGCTGTGAAATGGTTCCAATAACGGAACCGTATATTAATTTATATGTTCAATTAAATGGATGTAACGCAAATTGTTCTTTTTGTGAGTTTAAAAATGTAGCAAACGCTTTTGATTTTGAAAAATTTGAACAAACTTTAATTTCATTAAAAGAAGAAATTGAAGTTAAAAAAATATCAATCACTGGAGGTGAACCAACTTTAGAACTAAAAAAACTTTATAAAATAATTGATTTAATTCGATTTTACTTTCCGGAAACATTTCTTGTAATGAACACAAATGGATTTCAATTATTAAATTTATTCGAGAATGGCGAAATAAATAATTTTGATAGCATTTCTATTAGTAGACATCACTATGAAGATGTTAAGAATAATGAAATTTTAGGTTTTAAGGCATTATCTACCGTAGAGTTAAAAAGAGCTCAAGAAAAATTAATTAACAAAAACTTACTACATTTAAGTTGTAATCTAATTAAAAACAATATTGATTCTGAGAAAGAAATATACGAATTTTTAGAATTTGCAAATTTTTTAAAAATATATGATGTTGGATTTGTTTCTTTGATGAAAATTAATGACTTTTGTAAAGAAAATTTTATAGACTTTTCGAGTTTTGATTTTAAAACGAAAAGAATGTTATTATCAAAACAATGGAATTATTTTGATAGTTGTAAATGTAATAACTATTTATATATACCAGAAAAATTAGATATAGAGGTTGTAAAAGCATACTCAAGATGCGTTTTAAAGCCAGAACATCCTTCTAATTTAGTTGTATTTAATGGTAAGAATTTAAAATTTGGATTTAACGGTTTAACTTTAATTTAAAAAAACAAAAAAATGAACGAAGAAATAAAAAAACAATTAGAAGAAAGCGGTTTTGAATATGCCGTAGCAGTGGCAACTCAATCAGAAATTAACAACGGTGCCGCATGTGGACAACTTTCTGTTATTATAGAAGAGTTATCTAAAGAAGAAAAATGTAAATAAATTTGTTTGTATTAAATTTATTATTACATTTGTATCCCAAACAATAAATAATTAAAATATATCATCATGAACATTACTGTATCAGAAGCACTAAGACTTAAAAATGAAATTTCTAAATCAGTTCAATCTATTCAAAGTGAAACTTTTAGAGCTCCACTTGGTTCAACTAAAGAAGATGACCAGGTCATTACTGATGAGGCAGATATTAAAAAATTTGGAGAAGCTGTTTCTCGTTTGGAAAAAGCCCTTGGATTTTCTGAAGAAATAAATTCAAAGATTTCTTCTTTTAACAAAGAAAATCAAGTAGACAATAAAGTTCGCTCTATGCATAATAACAAATTGCTATTATCAATTTATGAAAATGCATTAGCTCGCACTAAACCAACAAAAACAACAAAATTTGAGAACCTTGGAAACGGAACAAGAAAATCAATAAAAGTTGAATATATTCCGGCTGTTACTTCTACGGAAGTGAAAAGTAAAATTTCACACTTCAAAACAAAGTACAGAACCACTCAAAATGAAATTGAAATATTAAATCAAAAAACAATAGAGCTTTCTTTTTCTCATGTAGATTTAGAATCTCTTATGAGTTCTGAATAAAAACATTCTCGGGCCAGTATGGATGGTTCCGGCAACATTTACCGGATAGGTTCAGGTGACGATACACCAGATAGTTTCAAGAAAGTTTCTAAAAAACGTTCATAGTAATTAACTTCGAAAGGAGATAAATACAAAAAACAAGTCTCACAAGACATCCTTATGGAAAAGGCAATAGAATCAAAAAGGCCGACTTTGTAAAAATGTAAATTGTAGAAATGTAGAAACGCAACACGATTAGTTCGACTCTAATCAGTATGACAACGGCAAATTATCAGAAAACCCGAGATACCTTTTTTAATGAAATAAAAAATAAATCAAAATAAATTTGCTTTTTTGAAACTTTAATTATATCTTTGCGTTATAATTGATAATAAGAATTTTTAGAAAAATAATTTTTTATACTATTTAAAGAATATTAAGAATACAAAATGACAACAAATAATACACATAAGCATTTTAACAAATCGAGTTTTAGTAATAAAAGCCGAGCGGGTGTGTATTGTCCTTTTGAATCGTAAAAGATTAAAATTAAAACAACATAAACACACCCGGACTTACAAAAGAGTTCGGGTTTTTTGTTTTATAACGTTTTTTGAAAATAATGGAGATTTAGCTGAGACGGTCTAGCTGCGGTTTGAAGAACCGTGAAATTAACGCCAGTTCAATTCTGGCAATCTCCACTAACTGAACAGGAATAAAATCCTGCCGAAGTTCTGTAATCCACCGTTTAGGTGAGTGATAGAGTTAATAGGCAAACATAGAGGCTCCCAGTTGACGGAGGTACACTATCTTGAAAATAGCTAGGACTTGAAAAGGTTGTAAGAGTTGAACTCTCTTAGCCTCTGCAAAAAATGTTCTTTGAAATAATAAATGGAAAACGAAACAACCAGGGAGTTGTCTCCGCCTGCTAAGCGAGAGGTTCGTTAATTTGAATGGTATTCGATTTGCCCGTTTTCCGCCAAAACAAATAATAAAAAATGAGAAATTATAAATTAGAAAGATTACAAAACGGTGAGACTTTCGTCACCAGTGAAAAAGGAAACTCAATGGTTCCTTTAATTAAGTCGGGACAAGAACATAAAATTGCCCCAATTACAATAGATGAAGTTAAAGTAGGAGATATAGTCTATGCGAAAGTGCACGGCAATTTCTACACACATTTAGTAAAAGCAATTAATGCACAAAAAGGTTGTTTAATAGGAAATAATAAAGGAGGAATAAATGGTTGGACAAAAAAAGTTTTTGGCAAAGTAATAGAGGTTGGTGATTCTATTACTAAAGAAGAAATTAAAAAATAAATATTGGGACCTGTGGTGAAATTGGTATCACTTCAGATTGTTAATCTGCGTTTTCTGGTTCAAGTCCAGGCGGGTCCGCAACGTTCTTTGAAATAAATTTTGTTTTTTTGAATTTTATCCCATATTTATTAACAAATAAAGTTAATAATATGGATAAAGGTTTGAAAAATAAAATTATCTCTTTAAGAGAAAAAGGCTCAACTATAAAAGAAATAGTTGAACAATTAAAGTGTTCAAAAAGCACTGTGTCTTATCACATAAATAATGTTGGACTTGGCGGAGTAAGAAACAGTTTTTTAATTGGAATAACTGATGAAGTTATAAACAAAATAATTGCTTACAGAAGAGAATTGAAAAGCTATGACGAAATAAGGTCAATTTTGGACATTGGAGAAGATAAGTTAATTAAAATATGTAATTTGTATGGATTAAATAAATCAAGTGGTACATTTAAGAAAAAAGAACTTATTGAAATAGAAGTTGTTAATTTTTATATAGAAAGTAAGTCTTTAAGAAAAACAGCCGCTTATTTTAAGGTAGATAGGACAACAATTAGAAATTACATTTCTGATGATTTGATTAAAACAAATAAAAAAAGACAAAAAACTAAAACCAAAAGTCAGGCTGTTATAGATTGGAGAAAAAGAAGTAAAATTAGATTAATTGAATATAAAGGATGGAAATGTGAATGTTGTGGATATAATAAATCAACATCAGTTTTACAATTTCATCATACAAATCCAAGTGAAAAAGATTTTACTATTGGTGGCAAATCTTATGGTTTTGAAAGATTAAAAGTAGAAGTTGATAAATGTATTATGGTTTGTGCAAATTGTCACATAGAAATACATGATGAAATTAGAAATTTTGGATATAGTGAAAAAGTAAATAATATTAAAGTCTTAAAATTTGTATTTTAAACAAATTTAATATGGTGTTATTAGCTCAATTGGTAGAGTGTCTGTTTGTGGTACAGAAGGTAATCGGGTCGTAGCCGATATAGCACCCAAAAACATAAATAAAATGAACAAATTAAAAGTAGTAAAAGTTGACTCAGATGCAATTGAATTTGAAAATGAAGTAAAGTTATATTCAAATCATGAATCAGATTGTTGTGAATCACATTCATTAACATTAGATGATTTAACAATCGCTGATTTGAAGGATTAGAATTTGATTTAACAAATGATGATTTCTTCAAAAGAATTCCTGATTACGGAATTGAATTAATTCCAATACAAGGACATTCTGTAAAAATAGCTGGACACGGTTCTAATAACGGGTACTATTCAAGTAACTTGGATTTAATAATAACTGATGGTAAGGATTTTATAAAGACCTATAACATCACGGAATGTCAAGATATTCAAGGTTAAAATAACAATAGAAATTTGTCATAGTGGATGACAGAACTTGGGTAATACTCGTTCATAAAAATTAGCCACCAGTTGAGTGTGGGCTCTTTTTAATTTAAAAAAATAAACAAAATGTTAACAATAATCAAAATAAAAAAATCTAAGAAACCCTGGTCTCCGGGGACGATAGCTCATTGACTTTTTTATAAGTCCAAAAAGCCTGAGTCTCTGTGTAGATTCAGGCTTTTTTATTTGTACCCATGGCTCAATTGGTAGAGCAACAGGTTTTTACCCTGTGGGGAGCCGAAAGGCCGTTGAAAGTTCGAATCTTTCTGGGTACACTATGTGTTCGTAATTCAGCTGGTTAGAATACCGCACTTTTAATGCGGAGGTCACAAGTTCAAATCTTGTCGGACACACAATTACATATTTGTTGAGCACAATCCATAAAATAGAACATTCTGTGGATTTTACTCAACATATATCTATAATACATTATAAATTATTGCTTTCATAGCTCAGATGGTAGAGTAGGAAATTCTTAATTTTCGGGTCGTTGGTTCAAGTCCAACTGGAAGCACTTTATATTAAAAAATAATAATTTCAATTATAAATTTTCAACAAAACCATCAGCAAATAAAATCAGATTTTTTTCTGTAATATCATGTCCGATATTTAATTCTTTAATAACACAATTGGGTTGATTTTCTAAAGTGGATTTAACTTTTTTATTATCAACTTCATCATCTTTTTTTCCTATGATAACAACTATTTTTGGGTTATTATCTTTAACTAACTTACTTGTGAGAACTTTATATTCATCTCCAAATGCCGGACATAATAATAAAGCTGGAATATTTGTTTCTTTAGCTAAATAATAACCCATAACTCCACCTATAGAATGACCTATTATAAAATCCACCTTATCTTTATTTAATATTTCTAAACATTGATAATATGGTTTTGTTGTTTTGTCGTAGTTTATTTTGGGATATATGAGATTGTATTTGGAAAGAGAATTTTTAATATCATCAGATATTTCAGCTCCTAAACCATGAATATATAAACATGTCAATTTTTCTTCATTTATTTTCTTTGGAATCCTAACTTTTAAAAGAGGCTTGTCATTAATTGTAATGTCGCCCTTATCTGACTTTCCTATATCTTTAATAATAATTTTTTTATTTTTAAAACGGCCACCAAGAACGGTATCTCCAACATTTATAGGAACATTTATATCTTCTTTTAGTTTTTTGCTTTTATAAGCATTATAAAATTTACTTCCTTCTTCGGTTGAATATCCTGGAATAATTTTCATACCAGAATTTTTAAGTCTTATAAAATGAAATAATTTTGTTAAAAATAAAAGTAAAATAAGATAAAAATATTTATAA